GTTTACATAATATGAATTGCTATGTAAATGATGGGCTTCTACATCGTCTAATCTTAGATCAAGTGCATTGTCTGCATTGGTTCGATTTGTAATTTCACTTTGTAAATCAGCTTCTAGCGCTCTAAGATCAACGCCGGAGGTCAATGCAAGAACATCAGCTTGTAAAGTATCAATATCAGATTCGGCGGTGGTTACTCTTGTTGCCAAGTCTGTTACCGATTGGGATGATGCTTTGTTAACGATTTCACCCTCTAAACTTGTTACTCTTGTATCTAAAGCACTAAGATCGTTATTTGATGCTTTGTTAACGATTTCACCCTCTAAACTTGTTACTCTTGTATCTAATGCATTATCAGCATTTGTTCTAGAAAGTATTTCATCAGAGAGATCACTTTCTAATCCAATGATTGATTGGGAAATAACTGAACTAGCATCATCAAATCTTGTTTGAGTCCAATATAAATTAGTGCCTTCTGCAATATTTGAGGTTGTTATCACAACATCCCCATTCACATCAGGGGAAACACCATTAACAGAATCAACAGTTCCTTGACCCAATCCGCCGGGGATTTGTGAAATTGGTACTTTTCCTGTTGCATCTAGCGTAGCAACGCCATTAGGTTCGCCTTTTTCAGATTCAGGGATGCCACCTTTATTCTTATACAAAGTTGCCATTTTATAAACCTCGTTCCCATGTGGTTAGTGTTGCGGTAACATCGCCCATATTATCATTGAATACAATTTTTACTTGATCAAATAAGGGGGCGTCTTTACCTGCAATCATGACAGTATCATCTTGCGTTGCCCCTAAAATATGCGATTTGAACAAGGATTCACCGCATGGCAAGATATACACGTCAAAAGTACCAATTCCCAAGCCACTACAAGAAACTTGTGCGTTTGAGGGGTAATCTGCAAAACTTGTACTTGTGTTGCTTCGTTTAAAAATGACTTCGGTGGATGAAGTCAACTTTGTTGTCTTATAAAATGAACTCATAATTTTTACTCCTATCTTAGATCATATTAACTTAGTTATTACTTTTCATCATCAAAATCATTTACAAAATCCCAACTTGTCAAGATTTCATGTAAATCTTTGTTTTCTTGATCATTCAATCCGTTGACCGTGTTATCAAGATCATCTATGTATTCACGATCTCCAAAACTAATGACATGTTGAAACCTTTCTTCTCTTAGTACACAATGAGCAATCCATAAAGACATGACTGTATCATCGTGCTTTTCCCTACCTAAGCCCCAAAGCTCTTGAATCAATGGGTCGCTAAGCTCTTTATCAATTGTACTCCTGCTAGGAATGATCACTTTACCATTCTCAAAAAGTACAGATAGAGAAGTAACGCCATCCCATGGACTTGCCTTTTTTGCCCCCGTTGTCAAGTGAGGGCGTAAAGGTAAATCAGTAGTTTGTTTCAACCCTACATAGTGTAATTCACCAAAGGCATTACGCTCAACAGCCACAGCGTAAACTTTGCCCCTAAAGCGTTCATATTCTCTTACTACTGCGTTTTTAAGTTCGCTTGTACTCATGCCCCGCTTTCTAAATAAACCTAGTAAATAGTGATCGCCCGTTCGTCTATCTCTTGCCCATGTAGTCCCAACGGTGAAATCACTATCTTTTGATTCGGCATGTTGGGCGTTCTGTACTAGTGAAAAATCCCACCCTTGCACAATGTCAAGTTGCTCAGCGTTAATATGCGCGGGGATTTCATAGAAACTTAGATTTCTTCCTCTCTCTTGTGCCTGTTGTAACCATTCCCATTTAAAAGCCGCCGCCGTATCGTCTTGAACTTGGTTTAAAAATTCTCTTGCAAACATTTGCGACCCTATGGTCATCCGCTCCTCCATAAGCATCTCAAACGGCCTATGTTCTTTCCACAAGACGACGTGGTCGCCCACAACCTTGACCCCTGTTATTCTTGCCTTACCATTGATTTCTTTTGTTTCATATTCATAGCTTTCAGGCCATTTTATGATAGCGGGGTTCTCAAGTACCGACCATGTAGGATCAACTTTTAAATGCCCATAGAGATCATCATGATGCTTCCTTGTACCGATTACAATCATCAGCCCGCCGGGTTCTAACATTGGTTGAACAGTACCACGAAACCACCGCCTTGTTTTCTCTCTACTGGTTAAAGAGTAGACTGTGTCATCATCCTCCAAGTCATCCGCTAAGATAATATCAAAGTGCGCCCCTGTAATTGCTCCACCTGAACCAATCGCTTGAATCGTAGGATCAACGCTATGATTTTTTCTTTTTACATAGATTTGTCTTTGTGTCCAACTTTCCCCGCGACCTTCTAAAGGTAAACAACCAGCATCTAAATCACTCGCCCAATCTTCTATGATCTTTTCACTTTTAAGAAGTTCTTTAACGCGTGACATACGGCGTTCAGCTTGGGGGGCGCTTGCACAAATCCACAAGATACGAACATCCCTATTTAAACAAATAGCACGTAACGCATATGTTACCGCTAGTTCTGTTTTACCATGAGAGCGGGGGGCAAGTAGTAGGATTCTATTTTTTCGCCGTTCTTTGATTGCTTGGTTGCGTTCATCCTCCAACCTTTTAAGCCAATCCGCTCTATGCTTTGCGTATTGCATACCACAATAATAAACATCAAAGAATAAAGGCGAATGGGATGCAAGTAAACGCCGTTCTGTTGGTGTACTTGGTAAAATCATTTTAGGATTTGACATTTTACTTTCATTTGCCATACTTAACCACCTTTCACAAACACAGGATTAAATTTATGCTATGTTATTTATTCATCTTATCACTATTTTCACATGATCAATCTGTTGCTTATTCAAAGAAATTAGGCGCTTCTTTTCAAGATCGATTAGAAACTTGTAGACTTGTGGTCAAAGAAGCAAAGGATCAAGCTGTTGATCCTATTTTAGCCGTTTCAATCGCTTTCCAAGAATCTAAATTCACAAAAAACGCCGTTGCTTTTGACGGTAAAGGCTTTGGGGCTATGCAGGCAACGCCCCGCCTATGGTGTGAAAAAAAGAAATTTGAAAATTGCGATTTAATTAAAGCCGGTGTAAAAGCATTAAGAACTTACCTAGAGTTACATGATTGGGACGAGTACAAAGCCATAAAAGCCTATGCCGGCAAAGGCAAAAAAGCCCATGAGTATGCTCTGAGGATTATGAGGATCAAGACAAAAACGAAAACCCTACTAAAGGATTTGAACGATGAAAATCTTATTATCATTGAAAACTAATATTAAGGCGCTGAAGGAAGTTATCACAGTCGCTAAGAGAAAGAAAACCCCCGACTATTTAGCTTATGTTCAACTTGATTGCATTGTTGACGGTGGCCATAAATTTGTTCGTGCATCTAGTACAGACTTAGAAACTACGATTACTCATAGGCTTGTAGATTGTGATTTTGATAGTGATAGCTCTTTTAGTGTGTTGGTACTTGGTGAAGCCATTGCCAAGCTCCTAACAGCCTATAAAACCATTGAAATCCATGATACAAAGATCAAGGCAGGACAAGCAGAAATCACGCATCAAGTACTTGATTCAAAAGATTACCCAGATATTACAAAATCACTTGAAAAAAAGGGGTTTGATGATGCCCATGTACTTAATGATCAAGAGATCATTGAACTTAAAGACGCATTGTCAACTTGTGTTATTGCTACAGGTCAAGAAGAATCAAGAATTAGATTGACGGGGGTTTATGTTGCCACCAATTCAGAGAATAAGCAAATTGTATGCGCAACAGATGGCTACCGATTAACTCACTATACACTTGATTTCAATGCCAACTTGACCGCCTTAATCCCAAGAGGGCAAATTGCTTTGATTTGTGATGTGTTGAATGGCAACTTTGACATTCGTATTTGGTCAACTAAGAACGCTTTGTTCATTGCAAGAAATGATGAATTTGTTCTCTCTGTTCAATTGATCAATGAGGATTTCCCAGATTACAAAGCAATCATTCCAAAAGACAATGATTATATGATCAAGTTCACCTCTGCACATATCCAATCAATCAAAGAAGCTCTTTTGTTTGCACAAGATAAAGCAAACGCACCTTTGACACTTGCGCACCAATCACAAGGCAATAAGTTTTGTATCACCTTAAACGACGCATCGGGGTTGTCTTATGAATCAAAAGATGATGGTTTCACAAGCCACGATCGCAAGATTACCTTTTCCCCCAAGTATCTCTTGGATGCACTACAAACCACGCACATCATGCTCTTAGGTACTAACCCACTAACCCCCGCCCTTTGTATTGAGGACGCGGGGAAAGTGAAAAATGTTGTGATGTCACGAAGAGCAAACTAATTCTTTCG